GGACAACAGTGTCGGTACCTGCCCTGACGGAGAGGTCTTCGTCTTTTGGTGTGATTTTTCAATGTTTGATTGCACGCATTCCAAGCACAGCATGAAACTCATTGAAAGTTACTACCAGGAGATGGAAACAAATCCGCAGTTCAAGGCGGTCATAGACGCGTGGCGTTATCCAGGAGGGACCATGGGGGAACTGAAGTTCAAGCTCCAGGAAATAATGCTTGCTTCAGGACGAGACGACACCGCACTCATGAACGCCATGTACTGCGGTTTTGTGATGGGCATGGCCGTGGCGGCGGCAATAAAGAATAAGCCGCTAGAGGAACTAGACGCCGAGGATCTGCGTAATGCTATGGCTTATGTGAGGATAAGCATATGCGGAGACGACACCCTCGGCTTCTTGCCCAAGGCCATGTGGCCAAGGCGGGCTCAAATCATGGCAAGCATCGAGAAAAACTTGGCACGATTTGGGCTCGTATCAAAGTTAGACTGCTCCAACTACCTGGGGAGTGCAGTCTACTTGGGGATGCGCCCCTACAACGTGCCGACCCCCCTCGGGAGGCAATGGTTGTGGGGGCGCACAATTGGTCGAGCAGCCTATAAACTAGGATGGATGCTCGACCTCAACAAGGGCGACCCAGCAGCGTGGGCAACGGGAGTTGCCGACTCGATAGTGCTGACCCAGCCCTACGTGCCATTGTTGTCAGACTTGGCCAGGAAGACGGTGGAACTGAGGGTAGGGTGCCGCCGCACCCCAGTCCTCGAGGACCCCAACAAACCCTGGACGACCTGGACACCGCACGAAAACCTTGGGACTCTAACGTACGACGATGTCACTCTCGAGTGTCTCAATTTGTCCTACGAGACTCCCACCCTCTATGGGCCCGAACGGCCGGTTGGTCCTACTGTTGCCGCCTTAAAGCGCAGTAAGATCAATATCAGTAAGATCGATCGTATTCCTTATAACCTGGCCGACGAGGCCTTGCAGCACTGCTGTAATAAGGACGACAAGTGATCTGAATAACCAAGCGGGTGGCCAGACCTTAGAGCAAAATCCTTTCTGTTTTGACGATTTTATTGCCAGTCAGAACTCTACGCCACAATGTCGCACTCAAATCTCAAAACTTTGGATCAGGTAGCTCAAACTATCTGTTTGCCAAATGAACGGGCACCAGTCCGCCTGCCTACTTACCCGTCCATAGACAAGACGGCCTTGTTTCGCTACCGTTATCAAGATACGCAGAGTCTAAGAGACGACGCTCTCGTTCCCGCGGGAGCGTTGACAACCTTGAACATCCCTGGACGGAAGCGGTACCTTCTTAGTCGGGACCCGGCTGCCCCTTTGTTAGTAGATGCGGTTCATCTTCTACAAAACACATGGGGCCTGAACCCGGCCGGATTTGATGGTACCATTTTCATCAGGGGAGAGAGCACTATGATCGTTGACTCCATCGTGGGAACCAGCACGGTTAATAGTGTGGACTATGACAACTGTTACCCCATTGAGTATTACAACACTCTTCCTGCCGGGAGACTCGATGGGAAAGAATGGTTTGTCGTCCCAAGGACGCTGGACTCGAGAGGGAAGTCGCAAGGCTTCCTGGATCGTATCACTGTCGGACTAGTCTCGGAGGACACTGGGTCTCCCCCTGAGGCCAACCCGTTGGGCAGAGGGCTGATTCGCAAGTATCTGCACAATGCGCCAATGCCTGGTACAATTAATGGTGTCGCTGGTGAGCTGTGTTTGGACTACACAATCACCGTTGAAACCATGAATTACCAAGGCGTATCCCAGGAGGTAGTGTTCGATAAAGACTGGTCTGGTTATAATTACACGGCTTGCGAATCCTTGGACCCGAATGTGTCTATGGTGCGCATCAAATCCCTCACCTTTGCTGGGAACGTTCATGTTCTGAACGGTCCAAACTCCGTCGGTCCGGTTCTCCTTAACGAGCGATGCTATCCCGTTTTAGGGTTAGGACGCTCTGGGGCTCACATCCCCACTGACAGCCCACCGACGACGTTTCGTTGCTTGTCATTGCCTGCCACTCCAATCAATCCGGAGTACTATAATTCAATCGCGCCATTCCAATCGACGCGGTTGAATTCATCGGCATTACTATTGACAAATGTGACGAAGGTGTTAAACAAGGAGGGAACGGTACAGTCCTCACGACTACTGTTCAATCCTCATGCGGGGCTCACTTTTCATCACGCGGATGTGGTGGGTGTCTCAACCTCTAACCCTGATACACGCTATTTCGGGGCTTTAGAGAAAGGGGCATACACTTTCACCGCGCCTGATCAAGAGAGCTTGAAGTTCGTAACACCCTACCGGAGTGTTTCCATTAACGACACTGGAACATCCGACGGGAACATAATCCCTTTGACGTTTGTTCCGACGAGGCCAGTTGAGAGACCATTGTTGGATCTGGAGGCCAAATATTACAATTGTATTATTTGTTCCGACCTTGATTCATCTGAT